ATTCCGCGATTTCGACCCTAGCAAGAGCGGGGCGGCTCGCGATGCAAAGGCAGCAGGCCGTCGTGAATTGCATGGCGTTAAAGACCTACAGCACGCAAATTCGGGTGAGACGTTCGACCCCGGCATGGTGTACACATTCGTGGATCAAGACATGTACATCGACACCTTTGCCCCATACGCCGGGTCGAACATGGTTATCGTCACCCCCGAGTACAACAAGCTCGCGGGTGTCGGTACGGATTCCGTGTGGTACTACACCCTGAACGCTGACCAAGAAGTCGTGGTCACTGAACGCGTCTCTCGGATCAACGGCGCAACTTATCACAACCAGCGCCCATGGAACTACACGGCTAACGACTTCATCTACATCGAACACCCTGGCCACACTGCGTTCACGACGTACAACGTCTCCATCCAATACCAGGCGGGCTCACATCACAAGTGGGTCTGGCTGGCTCGCAACACGACTACGAATCTATCGAAGACGGTCTGCGACTTGATGATGAACGTGGTCCAGGGCAGTCCCTTCGATGGCGTGCCACTGAAGAAGGCAGACAACGTCGTCGTCGTCCAGGGGGACTCCAAGCTCAAACAGGATACATTCTTGTGTGGGCTGTTCGGTGAATCCGCAAGCCCTACGTACAGCATTAAGTACGCTTACGACATGGGGCCTGAGACCTCGATGGAATTGACGGAGAACCAGTACAAAGTGTTCAACCTCATGGGGAAGAACCGCCCGAAAGGGTATGGTGTCTCTGAAGTCAAGCGCACCATGCAGATGCACACCATCTGGCGCCCGGGAGGACTAGAGCCAATTTTGGTGTCCTACTTCGGGATTCCCATCGAGTATCGACCTCGGCCTAACATTATGTACACTCGTCAGGATGGGTCACTTGACGATGACGTTGCCGAGGTTGGGACCGCAACTGAAGGCGCGCCGAATGCCTTTGGCGGCGGTCCTGGCGTGGCAGATACGAAGTCCGATGCTGCGCATGACGCGTACAAGAAGAAGCGTCTCGAGAAATACAGCAACAAGATTGAGCCACCGGCTCCCTTCAAGGAGGTTCTTGACATGCTGCTCGCTCGCTTCATCGACCAGGTCTCTGGCGAATCCGGCATCGCCTTGGGATCGGTTACACTGTGTGCTCCGCAAGTGATCTTTGATCGGCGCACGCAGGCGCTCCAAGCCGCGCGTCTACAACGCTATGCCGAACTTCTCGCTCGCCCTGCTCTCCCTAAGACAAACCTCAAGGATGAGGTGGGGCCAAAGGCGAGTGCCGCGCCGCGAGGAATCACGCAGTTGAACGAGGAATTGGCCATTCAGACTGGACGAGTTGGCCTCCTTATCAAGGAAGTACTCAAGCACTGCGGATTCTTCATGCCCGGGGGTTCTCCACATGATATTGCCACCGCCATTCGCAATCTCACTCAGCTTGCGATGGAGGCCAGCAATGACGATGGGATACACCAGGTGAGCGGTGTGCACGACACGGATTACACCAAGATGGATGAAACGATCAGCGAGTACATTTACAAGTCGATTTTCGTCAAGTTCGTCCTGGCGTTTGTCCACCCGTCCGATTACGAGGAAGTGAAGAAGACCCTCGAGGATAATGTGGACATCACCACGATGCTCAACGGTAAGTTGGTCAACACTGGCTACAAGAATAACAGCGGCTCTGGCGTGACCACGGAGCTCAACACGCTGGTTGCTGCTTTCGTTGAGTTCGTGACGACGTGCTATGCAGTCACGAAGCATACCTACCGGTTGCGACACGGCAAGGAATTGGATTTCGGCATTGTCAGGAAGAGCACCATCCGCACTGCGCTTGCGTACTATTCCGAGCACACCACCCTAGCTCACATTTTCTGGGGTGACTTCATGTTCACTGACAACACGCCCGACATCTGGAGCATTCCCTACGCTGTCATTGGCCCAAAGTTCGGCGACGACGGCGTGGGAGCTCATCTTCCCAACATCTCTGACGCGGATTGGAACGAGGCCGCGACATACATCACAGGGACTATCGGGATGATCCTTAAAGTGTCGTTTTCGCGTCCGGAGAATGGTACTTTCTTCCTAGGACGCCATTACCCACGCCCGTTGGAGTCATTAGCTTCATACGCGGATGTCGCAAAGGCATGTCGCAAGATCTCAGTCGCACGCAATGGCGACGTTGAGAAATACAAGCTGAAGCTCCACGGGTACTGGACAACTGACTCCAAGACTCCAGGTATCCGTGAATATCTTATCGCTGTCGCTCGTATGTACGACGTCGATCTGCACTGCTACGAAGGCATCGTGGAAGTTGACGACGAAGGCCGCCCTGTTCTCTCAAAGGAGATGGCCGACCTGCTTGCGAACGACAAGGACATGTTTTACCGCGTTGTTGGGGGACCATACTGCGTCGAGGACGACGACGTCCCAATGATGCTTGAAGCCATCGCAACTCAGATCAACTTCGAATCGTCATCGGAGCTTGAGTCATGGCTCGAGTCTCTATCCAAATGCGCGACGTGGGAGGAACTTGACGCCTTCCAAATCCCCGGAGGGGACTACGACCCGGACGAGGAGCCAGAGTGCACCGTCCGCATGTCGGGTCCCGCTGCCAGTCTTCTTGCCGTAGGGTCGTCGCAGTCATCTGGTGTGGCTGCTTGCTCACTTGACGACCTTGCAGCCGCAGCCGCAGTTGCTCTCCAGGAGGGCGCCGTGGCTGGCTTCGCTTTTGCCGAAGAAGAAGACACGAACGCGTCCGACTCCGCCTCTTCGGCGTGAGTTGGGCGTGCAGCACCCCTCTCGACACGTGTTTCTTTCTACTCGCGCAAGCGGGGGATGGTTCTTAGCGCGTGTTATCCGTTAGGCAAAGCTAGCCGAATCGGTAGGGTCGAGTGAGAGATTGACCCCTCGAAAGCTACTGGCTTGCGCACCCTCATCGGTGCGCGAAAGAGAATAGACGAGCTCGAAAGACTGACAGCTCGTCATGGCGGAAACAACCACACCAACAATGACTCCCCAGCAACTCGTGTCTGCCGTGCGCAGCAAAGACCCGATGCACGGCCTTTGCAGCTCTCGTCAAATCACCGATGAGGGTTGCGACTGGCTCAAGTTTGCTTTGGACCCGTTCCATGATCTGCAGCTCGACAACCTGCGCGGATACCCTGATGTGAACACGGAACCGACCGTGATCGTCAAGGTTCGCCAGGCGATTGAGCTGTCAGCTCCGGCAGGACTGCCAGCCAACACGAACTGGGACTGTCACATCGTTTTGTCGCCCATAGACTGGGCAAAGCCCAACGGCAATCTTGTCTACGCTGGCACCCAAGAAACCGGGTACAACGCGGCTGCCGAAGTGCATCCACAGGGCAAGGGTGCTGGACATCCAGCCGGCCAAATTGAACAGGTCGGCGCGGCGTCTGGGAGCGTCAACGCCGTCACCTCCCGACTTGACGGTCTCGTCATCAACTCGGTTCCTGCCGGGTTGTCAAATGATGGCGACATGACCTTCACGCCGGGCCACTGTCCATCCGTGGCAGCAGGTGGCTACTCGGTCGAGAACATCACCCTTGACAAGTACCTGGACTATGACACCACCGACCTTGGCGTGTACCGCCTTGTCTACTCTGGGTTTGAAGTGGTCAACACGACTGCTCAGATCTACAAGCAGGGCGCTGTCACGGTCTATGAGTATGGACATTCTTACGAGAATGCCCAGGCGACGATTCCGTTTTCAGTGGATTCGGCGGTCACTCCGGCCGCCATCGTGCCCAACTCTTTGGCCACGAACCAGTTCCGCTCACCACCAAACACCATCGCAGAGGCCAAGATCATGCCCGGGGCTCACACGTGGGCCGCTCAGGATGGTTGCTATTGTACCGCGAAGTTTCAGGGTGAAAACCCGTTTCAGAGCGTTACTAACCGCAACTACATCATCCAGCAGAACAATCCCAAAGCTGGATCTGCGTCTGGGTACAACCTCACGCAGCAGGACTACACGGTGGGATCCTTCATCTCGCCGGGGTTTCTCGGGCCTTACCAGACAACAATTACTGGCTCACCCAACGCACAGTACGGTGGGAAACCTGGCATGACAGCCGCTCCCGCGACTCACTTTTCGCGGATGACAACAGCAGGCGCGTATTTTACCGGCCTCTCGCCGCAGACGACCCTGTTCGTCACGTGGCGAGTTGGCATTGAGCGTCTGCCAGCAGCCAACAAACCGACCTTCCTTGCGCTCGCACAACCCAGCGCAACTTTCGACCCAAATGCGCTCCTGCTTTACAACCTGATTGCAAACCACTTGCCGCCAGGTTGCCCGCAGGGGTGGAACGACCTTGGCAAATGGTTTAACATCATTGCCAACGTCGCCAAGCGCGTGATCCCTAGCGCGTTCCCACTCGTCAGTACTGCCCAAATGATTCTCAATGGTCTTGGT